AGCGGATACCACAGGATGGGACTTTCGATCAGGAGCGTCCGATAAGAAATCTGTTTATTTGGAAGGAGGCTGAAGAGAAGAAATTCTCTAAGCCAATCTCCTTGTATTCATTTGACTTGTCGGCCGCGACTGATCGTCTTCCTATCGTACTTCAAAAAGTACTACTGTCTCCCTTCTTAACAAGTTGGGGGGCAGAGCTGTGGGGTTGCCTGATGGTCGGTCGGAAGTATCACTGTCCAAAAACCATTAAATTTGGAGACGGTCCTAAACAGACTGTCTCTAAACTTGGCTATGTTCAGTATGCAACCGGTCAACCAATGGGTGCGCTCAGTTCATGGGCGATGTTAGCATTTCTCCACCATGCTATCGTTCAGTGGTCTGCCTTTAGGGCAGGTGTGGTATCTCTTGCGGAACCATGGTACGCAGGCTACGCCGTCTTGGGAGACGACGTGGTCATAGCGCGTGATTGTGTAGCCAAAGAGTACGCTGGAATAATGACTTCTCTAGATGTCGGTATCGGGGCTCATAAGTCCCTGATATCAACAACGGGCAAGGCATTGGAATTTGCGAAAAGAACATTCCTTAATGGAGTGAACGTTTCAATGGTTCCATTTGCTGAGTTCGTGGTTGGCCGGCTATCGTTAGCTGGTCTTCTGGAGCTGACGCGTAAATACTCATTATCTTTTGGACAGATGCTATCTGTCCTAGGATATGGGTATCGCGCGAAGGCCTCAGCATCGAAGAGATTGTTCAGTCTTCCAAAACGGCTCCGTAACTATATAATTACGTTCTACGGTCCTGGGGGGCCTGGTTACAAAGGATTGAAGGGGTGGTTACCCTTGAAATCGGTAACTTCTCTCTACAAAACTTCGGTGACCAGGGTTCACGGCCTCTGTAAATTATTCTTCGAGAGTGAGGTAAAACTCATGCTCGAATACCTAGACTCTTATTCGGAGCTGATAGCTCTGGCTAAGAGGTTAGGGACGGTTTATAGAGATCGTGAACACTATGGCGTGGTGCCAAGAGGGCCAGACCGAGAATCGAAACATGGAGGGATTGAAACGACTACGCCTAGCGAAGTCGTAGATTCCCTAAATGAGACGGTATATCGGGAGGCTTTTCTTGACTCAGTCATAGCCGCTCGGGACCTACGTACCAAGCTAGAGGAGATCTCACTTGGTCAACCACAACCTGAAAAGATGGTTATGGAGCCGACGAGTGCTCGTTTAATTGATGGGGTGTGGAAGAGACCGCAAACTTTAGAGGAGTATAATGCTTCTCTAGAGCGGGCGTGGTCTACCATACGGGCCGATCCAGGCCTGTGGACGTATGCCACCGAGGTGCCGTCAAACGCATTTTGGGTACCGACCGCACCACCTTCTTTTATTCCTGCCCCGCCGGCCGAACAACCGTCTTCGACGGGAGTGGACCTAGACTGGGAAGGCCTTGAGAATCTGTGGACGCAATTTCGAGAGATCGAAACTGCGTTTGCGTCTTTACCATTCCCTAGAAACATCCAGAAGCGGGTGTCGGAGGGTAAACCTCCTACGTCCGAATCGAAGATGCTCAAGAGATGGTATCGATACTCTAGTACGTTCCGGGCAACTGTTGACCCAGTCAGTTAGTTGCGTTTAGGATGGCTCTTAGGGAGGGGACTCTCTGAGAGTGCGGTATCTTGAGCTCGGCTCCGAAGGTATGATAAGGAATAGGAATTGAAATAGATCACCTACCTTGGTATACCGAAGTGGAATAACCAAATCGCCTAAGTAACTTTAGGAAGAGACGCCGAATCGAGGTATTATGGGTAACACCATGACTCCGCGAATACCGTAAGTTAAGCTTGAGATCGGCCCTGAAGGACGATCGCAAATAGGAGTTGGAATAGACCACCTATGTGATCGTACCGAAGTAGGATAATCAAATCGCTTTCCGAAAGGGAAGAAGAGACGCCGAATCGTGAAATACGACTTGACATACATCCTATCCGCATCCAGGAAAGCATGGAGGATCCGAAAGGTACCCTTCGTGCTCTGATCATGAGCGGCAAGACGCCTGAGAAGGTTATTGCTTAGGTTTATTTTCCCTCGCAAGGAAAGTATTCTGATGGTGCTCATGTGAGGAAGGAAACGAATCCTGTCAACACTGATGGTTTCTCCGTCAAATAGGGACCCAGAGGAATACATAACTCTGGAAAACCTATGAAACATTTTCGAAACGCATCTGAGCGTA